TCACCCCGTCGCCGCTTCGTCTCGCCGCCCCGACGAGCGCTCTTTCTCCGGCTCCAGTCCGTGTCGCCGGGCCATGGTCTCGCGCGACATGGCGCCCGAGCGGAGCAGGATCTCGTCGGCCTTCGTCTCCTTGAGCCGGTCGCGCACGGCCAGCGACGGCGGCAAACCTTGCACCGCGACCCGCTCGATCGTGTCTTCGTCCAGCCGCCCGGCGCGGACCGCAAGCCGCAGCACGCGGTCGAACAGTTCCAGATCGTCCTCGATCATCTCATGCTGAAGCCGCTGGAACATCCGCACGGCAGGCCCCTCGGCCACCATGGTCGAGGCGTAGTTCGCATTGCTCGCGTCGCTGGTGAGCATGAACTCGGGCATGACCAGCCGGCTGGCGATCGCGCGGAGCTCGGCCGCGAGCACGACCACGTAGCGGCTCACGTCCAGGCCGATCGTCGGAAACTCGTATTCCATGCCGGCAAACGCGTCGAGAATCGTGCCCGGCGCGTAGCGGCGAAAATGGCTCGTTCGGCCCGACGCGGGACTGGTCGCCGTCGCGTCGGCGGCCGCGTCGACGAACCGCTGCACGCTCGCCCGCGTTCCCGCGTTGTGCTTGCGAATCAGGGCGATGGCCGACTGGATCTCGGCCAGGACGCTCATGTTGCGCAGCAGCTTCTCGGCCCGGCGGAGATTCTTTCGCACCGGGTAGAACAGCGGCAGCCCACGCTTCATGTTGGCGTCGACGTTGGCCTTGCGATGCTGCACCTCGGCCGCGTCAACCCAGCGGCCGTCGATGCAGTAGGCCAGGACATTTTCCACGTCTTCCGGCGACGTGCGGATGCCGAAGCTGGCCGCGGGCTCACCCGCCTCGGCCGCGGGTGTGGCTACCTGGGCCGGCTCGACGAATCGTACCCGGGCAACGCCATCGTCGCCTGCAAATAACCGCAGAAAAGCCTCGCCGTCGCGGTCCCGCCGCCGGACGATCTCCTGCTGCCGCGCGTGCCAGCGGTTGACCCGCACAAACTCGTCGAGAACCGCCTGCACGTCGGCCAGCAGCGTCGCGTCGGCGTCGCTCTCCCGTCGCGCCACAGCCCGATACGTGTGGCCCGTCCCAACGACGTAGCTGATCCGATTCTCATGCCCGTTGATCGCGAATTCGTTGGTGGTGGCCAGCGCGCGGCACTCGGCGCGAATCGCGGCCAGTTCGGTCTCGGTCGCGAAAGGCGCCTCGACGAGACCGCCGCGCGGGCTGCCGCCGGCAACCAGCCGCCACGGCGCGCCGTCCTCATCCGCCAACGCCTCCCCCGGATCGACCAGACTCCCCCAAAGATCATCAAACGCCTCGACCACTTGGCGCTGACCTATCGCAACCCGATCCATCCCGGCCGCCGCCTGTGCGCAATGGTTCGACATAACCACCTCCTTTCCAGTTCACTCATGTTCTCTGACCAACAGTTAGACAGAACTTCCGAGCTCCATCTTGTCCATCTTGCTAATGCTGTCTAAGTCGTCCCAACCAACCGGCTCCCAAGTCCGTCATCCACGCCCGTCCTGTCCGTGGTTTCGACCGCCAGTCGAATGGCCATTTCGGCGGCGTCGGGTCCGTCGTCGTGATCGCCGGCCGGGAAGTCCCTGAGCTGCTCCACCAGTAGCCGCGTCGACGGTGACCCGCTCTTGAACCGCAGCCGACCCGACGCCAGGTACGGCCCCAGCCGCCGAATCCGCACCAGTTTGTTCACTCGGTTGTCCACCAGCCACGGCCGCGCTCCCAGCACGCCTTGCCGCGCAAACTCCGCCTCGAACTGCGCGCCGAACAATTCCTGGAACTGGTTGGCCTCGATGCCGAAGGCGTCCGGACGGAACCGCCGGTACCACGCCACGCCGTCGGCCACGATCTGCGCCGCCGGCCGACGCGCCAGGTCCGCCTCCAGATAGAGCACGCCCCGCCGGTCCACGCCCAACGCCACCAGCGCCGAATAGTCGCCCCGCCGGCTGTCAGCCCCCTTGCTCGGATCCAGCGCCAGCGTCTTCACCCGCAGGCTCTCCGGCCACGCGTCGAACCAGATCGTCTCGCCGAAATACGACTCGGGCCACTCGCACTGCTCGGGATCGATGGGCGAGTTCTGCTTCTCCCGCTCGAACGTCGCCCGGCCGCCTTCGGCCCGCATCAACATCAGCGCGTAGAGATCCTCTTGCTCGGGCCAGAGCACGCGGGCCCCGGCGTCCATCGCCTCGCGGTGCTCCTCGTAGAATCGCCGGGCGGCCGCGGTCCGGTCGTCGCTCGCCGGATCGGCAACGATCGCCTCCCACTGCTGCCACAGTCCCATGTCGGTCGGCCAGCGGACAATCGACCGAAACGTGCGCGACTTCCAGCCTGGCGCGTGGCAGAGCTCCACGGCCAGCGCCTCGCGGTGCAGGGCCGTGGCCAGGTTCACGACGTTGGTCCGCGGCGTGCCGGCCTTCAACAGCGTCCCGTGAAACCATTGCCGCGAATGGTCACGCGCCGCCGCCGAGAGGGTGTGGCCGTCGTTTTGCAGGTCGTCACAGATGATAAGCGTCGGCCGATGGGCTCCGTGGCGCCGCCCACGGAGCCGCTGGCCCGTGCCAAACGCCTCGATAGCCACGCCGTTCCGCAGAACGATCGCGTCGGCTCGCCAGACCGGCCCCGCGCCGGCGACCCCCGGATAGGCCGCCGCCAGCAACCGGTTGCCTTCCAACTCGCTCTTAAGATTCCTCAGATGGGTCCGTGCCTGGCCGTGCGTGTCGGAGACAATCCAGATGTACGATTCGCTCCCCTCCAGCGCGGCGCGAAGCGGATAGGCCAGCGCGCCCAGCGTCGATTTCGCCGCGCCCCGGGGGCCGAGCACGTTGAGCTTCTGGCCGCGACGCCGCGCGAGCCGATCGAGCCAGCCGGCCATCCAGCGGTGCATGGACGACGGGGCCAGCGTGAAGTGCGAGGCCAGATACGTCGCCCCCCAGTGCAGCAGCCCGCCCGTCCCGTTGCCCTCGGCCAATTGTCGCCGCGCGGCGCCGTGCTGTCGAGCCAGCTCGTTGCGGAAGAACAGGAGCAGGCTTTCCCGGTGGCTCAGGCCGACCGACTCGTCAGAAAACGGGAATACGTTTGAAAGCGGAGAAAATCGCCGTTGACGCGAATCACCCGCAGGGCTTCCCTCGCAGCGGCGGCCGCTCCCGTCCTCCTGCATGCCGCCTTCAGCTTTCAACGTCTTCGAGATCATACGAGACCTTCTTCTTGGTTCGCTTTTCGGCCAGCAGGTAGAATCCGCGGATGAGGCTGTCCAAACGTTTGAGGATCTCTTTGCGGTGTTCAGGCAACGGCAGTTCCTCGACGACGATTCGGACCAACTCGGCAAGCAGTTGGCGAACCTGGTCCAGCGTGACACAATCGGGTCCCCGGGCAGCGTACTGCTCGGGGTGGCATCGTTCGAGCGCCCAGGCCGCAGCGCGCCAGTACTGCTCCTTCTTCGCTGCCTTCTGAATGTCCCTCAAGTAGTTGATCTCGATCGCCTGGGCCGCCTTGCGAAGCTCGTCGGCAAAATGCGCGTCGCGCTGGGCCTCGCGGAGGATCGTCGCCGGCGCGCACCCGACGTACCTCGCCGCCGCTCGCCGGCTGCACCCGACCGAGAGAATCGCGATGATCTCACGTTTCTTCGCGTCGTCCAGAACGGGCTTGCGCGCTGGTTGCGCCAATCCCTAATCCCCAATCCCTCATCCCTGGTTTCCCATGTACTCAAACGAGACCACTGCCCGGCCGGCCGAACCATGGTAGTTGTGGATGAACCGCTCCGTCCGCCGCGAGCCCGTCTTGCGCACGCCCACGGCGCGCCAGTTGGCCGAGCGCCGGCAATGGGCGATCAGCGCCGGATGGCTCGCCGTCACGTTCACCCGATGACCCTCGGCCCGGTGCAACTCGGCAATCGTCTCGGCCAGCCTCATGCCGATCCCGATGCCCTGGAAGTCAGGCAGCACGACCAGCCGGCTGATCCGCCGCCGCCCGCGGCGCCCAATCAGTCCGACCGTCGCACAAAAGGCCACGGGAGTGTCTTCCCACAGGGCCAGGAAACACCGCGCCACGCGGCCGAGCGAGCCGCTCAAATAGTGATGACGCGCAAACAGTCGCCAAGCCTCACGTCGGCAGCGAACGACTTCCAGCCGGATCGCAGGACGCCGAAGACGCCTCCGCGTGAACGTCGACGTCGCCATGTCCAACACCCAATCCGGCTCGAGCCACTCGGACACGTCGTAATGGCAGCTCACCGCCACCAGCCGGCACGGAATCGTCCCCGAGCGAATCGCCTTGGCAATCGCCGCCGACCCGATCCGCGCCACCGTCCGGTCCACGACGCTGGTGAATTCGTCGAACACGACCAGACGAGGGATTAGAGATTGGGGATCAGGGATTAGCGGCTGCAATTCGACGTCGGTTGCAGATCTAATCCCTGATCCCCAACCCGTAATCCCTTCCCCCCCGCCGCTCGCTCTGGCGAGCGCCCTGGCCAGGTCGCACCGAAACTGCTCCCCGCCCGAAAGCACGTGATACGGCTTGATCCAACTCGGCGGCGAACTGAAACCGACCGCCGTCAATAGACCCGTGATCCGCTTGATCGGCAACTCGCCCAGACAATCGACCACCGCGCGATCTTCGGGCCACGGGTCGCGTCGATAGACCGCGTCGCCAAAGAGCCGCCGCGCCATCGTCGTCTTGCCGCTCCCCGACGGACCCACGACCAGCCCCAGTCGCCACGCCTCGCCCAGCTCGGGCACATCGACCGAAAACCGCTCGACAGCCCGCTCGGCCAGCGGCACATCAAACAGCCCGGCCACTTGCTCGACCCGAAACGAATCGAACACCGGACAGCTCACTTCCACGTCGATGCGAGTCATGGGCAAACGGAGGGATCAGGGACTTGGGATTAGACTTGCGGCTGGTCGGCAATCCCGGACCTCTAATCCCTCTCTCCTCACAGCGTCAACAACTTGCAGCGATACCCCTCGCCCTGCAACCGCTCGAACACGGCCCGTTGCTCGTCCTCGTCGCGGCACTCAACCACGACCTGAAACACCTCGGGCACTTCGACCTCGGGCCGCGACAGCGAAGACTGCAGGGTCTCGACGTCGGTATCCGCCAGTTCGTCGAGCAGTTTCCGCACGGCCTCGCTTTCGGTCTCGATCTGCGCGATCAGTTCGGCCAGCGCGTCCTGGTTCGCCACGGCCAGCGAGGCCAATGGATCGAGCACCGCCAGCAACTTCGCCGCCTCGTCATCGTCCAGATCAACCACCAGGACGGGCACATCCACGTCGGGCGTCGTCTCCGCGCGGAGATGGCCGTCGATCAGCTCCAGCGACCCGTCGGGCAGTTCGCGAGCCACCAGCGCGTCGGCATAGCCGATTTCGGCCAGCACGCCGCACAGCGCGTCACGCTGCGCCGCCGGATGCGTCCGCCAATTCCTCGGGTTCGGCCGCAGCAGCCCAGCCCGAACACGCCGGAGTTCTCGAATGCGATCGCGGATTTGCATCGAAGTTTACAAGGGATCAGGGATTGGCTTTGCGGGCAATGGCCGATCGTCGGCTTCTAACCCCTAATCCCCAATCCCTACCTCTCCAGTTCCCTCATCCTCTGGCTGACCTGGGCAATCTGCACGTCGTGGGTCTCCAGTTTCGAGGCGTGCCGGGCATGCACCGACCAGAGCTTTTCCTGGGTCTGGGCGGCTTGGTCCATCTTCTGGCAGAGCATGGCCACCTGGCTGGCGAGAACCGCCAGCTTCGCGTGGACCATGAACATCCACGGCCCAATCGCCAAGAGCCCCGACACGATCACCCCCACAACACTCCACTCCTCAATCTTCATACACACCCCCTTCCCGCGTCGTCTTTCGGCCTTTTCACTTCGCACCGCCAAGGATCTTGCGAAGCTCATCGGCCTTGGTCGGATCGTTGGCCGCCGCGTAGGTCGTCACTTTCACCGCCACCTCCCAGAGCTTGCCGACCATCGCCTCGTCCGTGCGGACCGCGGAAATCACCTCCTTCACCTTCCAAACCAGGCCGCTGTAATCGCCGACCGCATAGCACTCATACGCCTCGGCAAACCAGCTCAGCCCCCATTGGCTCATCAGCCGCGCCAGCTCCAGCGCGTGTTTTCGCCGCCTCTCACGGCGGTTGTAAAGCCACAACACGACTACGGTCGCCACCAGCGCGGCAACACCGACAATGACGTACTGGATCAGGGGAGGCACGTTTTCCATGATTGAGGCTCCTGGTGAGAAACGGGTCTGCAACGCAACTCGTGAACCGGAAACGACGCCCGTGCATCACGGATGCTTGGCAGCACCGAAGTAGACGACAAACCCCAGCGCCACCGCCCCGCCGACGACCAACAGCATGACGATCGGATGGGTCGGCGGCGCCGGATTCGTTTCCGTTCCCCTTTCCGCTTCCGCGGCCGCCGGCCGAGGCGTCGTATTCGCAATGAGCACGTCGAGCTTGCGGCTGATCTCCGGGTCGCTCTGGACGATCACCTGGGGTGCAGGTTCCGGCGCAGGCCGCCGCGGCCGACAGATCGGCACTAGGCCGCGGTCTCGCTGGCCATCAAGAAACCCCGCCGGCCGTGGCACAAAAGACTGGGAAGTGGAGACTGGCGATTGCGGATCGGGAGCCGGATTCGCAACGAGCGGGGAACTCCTGGCCTCTGCCGTCTCCTCGGTTTCGCGTCCCCCGCTGCCCGCAGCCGCATGCCTGACTCTCGCCCCCCGGCCGCCGATCCCTAATCCCCAATCCCTGATCCCTCCCGCTTGCGGTTCCCCCAGCGTCTCGCGCAGCACCGCGTGCAGCCGGCCGCACTGCGTGGCCACGACCTCTCCGCCGCCTGTGCCCCAGAGCACCCCGACCAATTCATGCCGGCCGTTGAAGACCGGCCCGCCGCTGTCGCCGCCCCGTGCGTGGCCACTGAGAACCAACCAATCGGCCGTGCGCCGGTCGACCGCCGACGTGCGATAACCGATGAACCGGCCGCTGTTGACCGCCAACCGGCCGTCGCCGCCAAGACCGCATGATTCGAGCTGCTCGCCCGGCTCGGGGTGGCCCGTCGCGCGATACGCGATCTTCACTGGTTCCAGATCGTCGGCCAGTGCCACCGACAGCACGGCCACGTCCCACACGGCATCCGTCGCCAGCACGCCGGCCGCCTGGTAGTTCCCGGGACCGCCAACCCACGCTTGCCGGGCGTCCCGCACGACATGGCCCGCCGTGAGGACAACCGTTCTGTCCCCCCAACGCACCGCCACACCCGATCCAAACGACCGGCTCCCATTGCGATCGACCGTTTGCACGCGGACCACGCTCCTGTAATGATCGCGCGGCGCCTCGTAGCGCCACGACGACGCCGGGGCATTCGGCGCGCTTCGCTCGACCTTCGCCGGCGGCGACAAGATCAGCGATCCGCCCCCGGCAGACCAATCGCGCCCGCCGAGGTCACCTTGCCCACCAGGGCAACACCCGCCGGGCCCGCACTGTGCTCGACACCACGCGGTGCTCACTGTCCACGCCACCAACACCAACAGGATCAACAGCCATCGTCTCATGGGTACACCGTGGAGGTTCTGGGATTTGGGAGCCTCTTCTCTTTCACCGCGAAGGCGCGAAGAACGCAAAGACTGACCTCTTTGCTTGTCCCTTCCTTTGCGCTCTTCGCGCTTCCGCGGTGAGTCTATCTGTCAAGCGTAAAGCGATACCGGTAAAACGGCGAGCGAGCCAGATCGGCCGGCTCCGTCAAACGATCAGCCAGGTGCGGCACCGGGTCGACGCCGCCCCCGATCCGGTTGGCCATCACCACCGCCTGCGAACAGAACGGCGGCCGCGGCGTCGCGTCCTCGTCGTGCATCGACGGCGACCGGAACCATCGAACGATCGGCAAGTGCAGCAGGCCAACCCAAAATAGGTTCGCCCAGCCGTAGTCCAAGCCGGCCAGCCGCCGCATGTAGCGCACCGCGCCTCGCCGATCGTAGTCGCCCCAGCGCCCGTCGGGATTCGTCTCGAACACATCGATCCGGCCCGGCCATCGCCGCACCAGACGCGAAAGCAGCACCGCGCGGGCATTCAAGAAACGCAGCGTTTCCAGGCAAAACAGGTCGCCGTACCACCACGCCGCCATCGCCGCGTGACTGTGCACGCCGCGGCCCACGATCGAAATCAATCCCCGGCGGCGAAACAACAGCAAGTCGCCGCTGGCAATGTGTCGGCGGGCATCGGCATAGCCCACCAACATTCGTTCTTCCGATGGATGTGTCACAGCCACAGCTCCTCGTCGTCGGGCCAGTCGGGATCGTCGTCGAGCGTCTCCGGCGGAAGCAACGTTTCCGCCACGCCCAGTTCGTCCAGCTCGCCCTGCTGCATCCGCGCCAGATGAACCGCCTCATAACGGGTCTTCGCATCGCCCCGCAGCTCTACGCCCATCGGCTCGATCGGACGCCGATCGACCGCACGCCGCGGCAACTTGGCCAGTTGGCGCCGCAGCTCGCACAAGCGGCACGGCTGGTAGACCAGGCCACCGCACGTCGCGCAGCGCCCCAGCGGGCCCAGTGGTATCGGCTGCCGGCTCTCCTCCCGCTTGCGACGGATCGCTTCGTAGTCGGGTCGCCGGCCAGCCGCCACGCCGGCAACCGTGCCGCGACTGACGCCCAGCCGCCGCGCGATCTTACGCTGGCTGAGCTGCCCCGCCGCCAATAGCTCGCGAATCGAGTCAATCATCGCCGGCGCAATCAT